AAATATTTTCCAGTGGAGAAAGGAAGAATATCTGGAACATGGGCCGAAGGAAATATTCTAAATTCAGCTCTTGGTTATATGGTTATTGACATTATAAGAAGAGATAATCTTCTAGATAATGCGGAAGATCTTGGCGAATATTTTCGTAATGAATTAAGAAAGCTTGGCCTCTTTAATCATGTTAGAGGTATGGGATTGATGATAGGAGTTACGCCAATTCAGCCTGATCGTAGAAATGAGATGGTTGAAGCATCAGCACAAAAAGGACTTCTTGTAATAGGTTGCGGTGTAGCGTCTATTAGATTTTTACCACCTCTAAATATAAACAAACACGAGGTAGATGTGTGTATAGAAATTCTAAACGAAGTCGGAAAAAATTTAGGAATGAAAAAAATTTCCTAAAGGCTAAATATTTTTAGGTTTCTGTACTATAATATATACGAAGGGAGTATTGTTATGAGTAGTCGATGGACGATGCACGATACACAGGTTTTGATTGATAATTACCACAATAAAACCATAGACGAACTTTTATCTTTATTGCCTGGAAAGACACAAGAAGGCGTAAATAACAAAGTTAAAAGATTGAAAAAAGCCAGTAAGATCGTCGGCGGCAAAACACAAGAAGCCGTGGACAGAGCTTACAAGCAGAGGAGTCGAAAAAAATGATGGCTTGCCAGGAAGGCTGTAAGTATTACATTAGGGTTTCAGATAAAGTTTGGGAGTATGTTACTACGAACGGCATCTTAGATTTCGCTGGTGTTAAACCAGGAGATACTAAGGTAAACTATTGTGCAGCAAATGCAAAATTTATAAAGTCTGCAATTTTCGCGTGTTCTGTAAAAGATCACGGTATCCAAGAAAAGGAGTTTAAGGGCCTAAAAGGCAGCTTTTCAAAAGACAACTAATGGATCCTCTAAGATATTACAATTTTAAAAATTCTCTAGAACTTCAAGAGACGCTTGGTGGAGGTCATTATAATTTTAGAGCCATCTTCAATGGTGGTTTTATAAGTGGTATCTATTCTTATCGGTTTAACAACATATTAGGACAAGTTTTTGGCGCGTTGTTAACTGCTGAAGAAAAAAGTGAAATCACAGGAGTATTAAGAATAGAGGTAGAAAGATTAAGAGAACGGGAAGATTTAAAATAAGGAAAAGGAGAATTTATGAATTACGTACCTATTGTCGTGGAACAGGTTCCCAATGGTGAGAGAGCTTATGATCTTTATTCTCGCTTACTTAGGGATAGGATTATTTTTATTGGAACAGACTTTCATGCAGGTTTGGCAAATGTTGTAGTGGCACAGATGTTGTATCTTGAATCTCAAGATGAGTCTGAGGATATTTATTTCTATATCAACAGTCCAGGTGGTTCTGTTCATTCAGCTTTGGCTATTTACGATGCTATACAGTACATTAAACCAGATGTTAGTACCATAGCGTTTGGTACGGCAGCAAGCGCAGCATCACTTATTTTGGCATCTGGAACACCTGGTAAACGTTTTTGTTTACCGCATACCAAGATTCTTTTACACCAACCACTCATTATGGGACACGGTATTACAGGCCAAGTGACAGACATCGAAATTGAAGCCGAACAGCTTGTGAAGACAAAAGAAGAATTACATAAGATCTACTCAAAAGTGACAGGCCAAAAGATTAAAAAGATCCGAAAAGACCTGAATAGAGATAATTGGTTAACACCAACCGAGGCAGTAGACTATGGCCTTATCGATAAGGTCATGGAAAAACGATAATCTTAACTTAGGAGGAGCAATGGGCGAACTTCACTTTCCCAAAGACTATGTTGAAAAAGTTGAAATGATGCACGAGAAGATGCTTTACCCCACTGTTCTCGTGGAAGCGAAGAAAGGTGTTGGTTCTGGTACAGTTGTTTATTCTGAACCAACTTCCAATCCAGACCACGTAGGTGAGTACGAGACTTATGTTCTCACAAATCACCATGTTATTGAAGCAAACATTCAGACCGGAAAGCAATGGAATCCTCTAAAACAGAAAGAGGAAAAGAAAGACGTTTTTGCTACGGTAAATGTTTATTTTTACAAGTATAAATACAGCTCTAGGAATATTGGTAAGAATTCTGTAGAGGCTGATATTGTGGCTTATACAAAAGAAGAGGATATGGCACTTTTAAGACTTCGTTCTATTGACAAAATAGATAACGTTACAAAGTTTTATCCTCTCGATAAAATCAAAGAGATTAAAATGTTTATGAAGACTTATGCTGTTGGTGCAGCTCTAGGTCACCAACCAATCGCTACTGATGGTTGGATTACCTGTATGAGTGACGAACAGGATAACTTTGTATTCTGGATGTCTACTGCGCAAATTATTTTCGGCAACTCAGGTGGAAGTATGTATATTGAAGCTGATGAAGATTATTGGTTCATCGGCGTCCCATCTATGGTTGCCGTTTCTTTTTCTGGAATGTCAGCTAACGCGATAACACATATGGGTTATTTTATCCCTATTGAACGTGTCTGCGCTTTTATGGATAGGAACTTTTATGGTTTCGTTCATAATCCTCTGTTAGATCCAGTTAAGTGTGGTGAAGATAGAGAAAGAGTGAGGAAGATCGCAGCTGCTCAGAAAGAGCTTCTAGATTTGGAGGCGTAATGGGCGTTTTAATGACTTGGGATGATTGGAATAGAGTAACATATTTTACTCCTAATGAAAATTGGGGCGACTGGACAAAGATTGAAAAGAATGTGATATTTCTTTTGGATAAAATGCGAACAGATATAGGTCGCTCCATTATTATACACTGTGCTTACGAGCCAGGCGGCCATTCAACTAAATCACAACATTACATAGGAAGGGCCGTAGACATACACATGAAAAACGTACCGTTGCTTGAGCAGTATCTTTTAGCTGAAAGGTATGGTTGGCGCGGTATAGGTTTGTATACAGATTGGAATAACCCAGGGTTGCATTTGGATTTAAGAAGGTCAAGCGACGATAACGATGACTTGACTTTATATAAAGGTGCGCGCTGGGGCCGAAGAAAGAAGTGGCAGGATGGTGAGATGCAGTCTGTGTATGTACCTTTGGATCAAGAGTTCGTGAAGCACATTATAGACGGGGGATATTAATGGTTCGCAAAGTTTGGGTTTGTTTTGACGAAGACGATTATATCTTAAACGTTTGTGATGGTGCTCCTGATCCTGATTGTTTATCTAAGGATTGCGAACAGTTTGTTATGAAACTTATTCCTGTGAATAGGGATATTGTAGAGTTAGAAGAAAAAGCTGAAGCATTTGATAAAGCTGTCAAGGAATTTGATGAGATTTCTAAAGGGTTTGAACTTTCTTCCCGTAAGTTAAAAAGAAGTTTAGACAGATATAAAATTTAAGGAGAGGAACATGGCCAAGGAAAAAACGGGCGAATCTGAAAAGCAAGAAGCTGCTTTGAGATGGGATAAAGACAAACTAAGAATGGATTTACTTCCAGTTAGACCACTTTTCGACGTTGCTGCTGTGTATACTATGGGCGCGAAAAAGTATGATGACCGTAATTGGGAAAAAGGAATGTCTTGGTCACGTATGATCGGATCGATGGAAAGACATTGGTTTAGTTTTAAGGGTGGAGAAGACTTTGATGATGAGAGTGGTTTGTATCATTTAGCACATGCTGCGTGGAACATTCTCAGTCTTTTAGAGTATTATCGTACGCACCCTGAGCTGGACGATAGAGGAAGGAATATTTTTGAAGACACACAGGTGGGCGATGGACACGAAGACTATATGTAATAGTTACGAGGCTCATTATTTTGAAGACCTAACAAACATATGTAAATATAGAGCCGAAGACGGCTCATGTAAAAAAAGAGAATATTTCATGTGTTGGGATTATCTTTATTACGATGAAGGACGAACGTACTTAAAGGATATGGATTTAGAGCAACATCCGTAAGGAGGAAAGGAAATGGGACCGGTAGACGACCATCATGATTATATTTACAAAAGGTTGGGAGAACAAGACGAAAAAATAAAACAATTAGAATTTACGGTGGATTCTTTAAAGGATATGCTTTCAGAACTGGTAGACACAGTTTCTAGATTGTCAAAAAGAGCAAGCCGGTTGGCGAGAGCTAATAGAATGGGATAAGGAGAAGGAAGATGAGAGGAAAGAAGAAAAGTTATATCTATTTGGCTGGAAACATTTCCAGAGATGACCAAACTTATCTTTGGAGAGAAAATTTCACCAAAATGATGAACAATGAGATTCAAAGTGGGGATGTTAAAATTGTTGATCCATGTGCTAATAAATTTAATCAGGGCATGAGAAAACATGGTGAAAATGGTTTGGAATTTGTTAAAGAAGCTGTTAAAAGATCACAACAACTTTTAAGAGCCAAGGATTACCAGTTAATTAAGATGTGTAATGTAATGGTAGTAAACTTATATCTTGTTAGCCCTGAAAAACCACTGATTGGCACCGTTCAAGAGTTGGTTTGGGCGCATGATGATTTTTACATGCCTGTTATAGGAATAATTGGTAAGCCAGAAGAAAGGAGCGAGCTTGCAGAGGTTTATTGTTATCACCCCTGGATTGATGAGTGTTGTAAGGCGAAGGTTGAAACGGTTGAAGACGCAGTTCGATTAGTAAAAGACTTCTTTTTGGAGTACTAAATATGGCAACTAAAATCAACAAAGAATATAATTTTAACTGTGGATTATGTAACAACCCGACAGACATTGAGACACTAGATAAAGGATCTACTTTTTCAGGCCATAAACTGATGTGTAGTGATTGTTCACATGTTGGATATATGTTTGTTGTTTTTGTACCTGATAAAAAAGATCTTAACACTTTGATGGAAAAATATAAAGATGCGCTGGCTGAATCACCGCCAACGCCAACAGAGAAAGGAGGATGTGATGATTCTGGAAAATGTGGACGTTGCTAAAAAAACTTTTACTTTGAAGTTTTCTGACAGCGACATTATGCATATGAATTTTGGCGCCGACAAATGGGGCTATACTGAGATGAGAGTCGAAGTGCAAAAGAAAGACGAAGATGGGAAGTTTATAGAAGGTTACACGGTCTCTTATCATTGGGATTCTTCGAAAGAAGAACTTCCAGCATTTGTTATGGACATGAAAGAAATGTTGAATAAGCTTGGTAAACTAGGTTCTTCCGCTGGCGGCGAAAATGTAAGCACAGTAGAAGAAACCGATATGGAAGTCCCAACAACAACAATGGGCGAAGAAGAAGCAGGAGAAGAAGTTGGTGAGGAAGAGGAAGTAACAGAAAAAGAGTAAGGAGAAAATTATGGATCCGGAAATGGAATTTGTTTTAGATAAAATAGCTAATAGATACCTAGACACAGACAAGGTTCTAAGAATGTTTATTAAGGGTGATAAATTAGAGTTTGATAAACTAGAAAGTTATGTTGGCCCTATGTTAGCAACAGTTGTTGTTAATCAGGCAGCTATTATAGCTTACATATTAAAGAAAGAGGGTCACAAAGGCTTTCCTGCAGATGTATCTGTTATGCAAAAAGTCGAAGATGAAGGAGGCGATGAATAGGTGGCTGACGAATATCGCAATGATATGCTGAGGCAGGAATCAAAATTCCTATATCCAGCAGATAAAAATAGAATAATTCAGTGGATTGATTACAGTTTTGAACCGCATGATTATTCTTGGCGGCGATACAAAGTAGAACCCCAAGAAGGATACAATACAAGATATCCTTCAGAGGTTCCTATGAGAGTGCGACTGAATGAGGAAGATCTGATTATTACAAGGACATATGATCACATTAATCCTAACATTAGGGGATAGGACATGAAACAAAGTGAGAAGGTTGCTTTATTTAAAAGCGAACTTAAAATGATAAGAAACGAAGATATTAAGAAATTTGTCGAGGAAGTTTTCGAGTACATACCGGAACATGGTTTTACAACCACGGCGTCTACTTCGATGAAATATCATCCTAAAGACGAAAGAGGACATCTCGGCAATGTTGTACATTCTAAAAAAGTTGTTAGATGGGCACACATATACGCCGAAGCCTTCGGTGCTACCGATAGCTTACGGCTTGACATATTGACCGCGTCGTGTGTTCTTCATGATTTGGGGAGACGCGGTCTCGGAGATAAACCATCGCCACACACTTTGCGAGAGCACGCTTCTATTATGACAGGCCCTCTCGAAAAGGCGCAGGCGGAGGTCAAGTTAGATATAAGGGTTTTTAATTCAATCAAAGACTGCGTGCGATATCATAATGGCAAGTGGACCGAGAAAGAGATCAGAAAACCTCTTTCTGAATATACCAGATTAGAATTGCTGGTGCACCTTGCTGATATGGCCGCGTCTAGGATGTACCTAATTCCTTCAGGTAAGGAGCTTATGAAATGAGTAAAGATAGAGAATATCATCAGGCACACAGTAAAGGAATGACCGTACAACAGCGGCGAAATTGGGTGCAGCAACAAGCAAAGAAAGAGGATAGTAAGAACTTACCATTTGAGATTGGTAAACCACCAAGACGGAGAGGACGTTCGTGGGACGAGCCGTGCGAAAAGTGTGATACAGGTATGACAATAACCATGTTCACGTTTATTGCAGTTTGCCCGCATTGTAAATACTTCAACAAGTTCGAAAAAGGGGAAAGAGTTAATGACTCAGAATAGATGGCATGTATGGAGCGTTAATATCAAACAACATAGAAGAATTGTAAGCTATCTTAAAGATGTACCACACATACAAGACGTTCTCATCCCTATTATGGAAAAAGAAACGTTATGTACTAAGACTGACAAAAAGAAAGTAAAAGAAGTACCTCTTTATGGGAATTACATTTTTCTTAAGTATGATAACGACGACTTGGTGATAAACAGGCTCACAGCTAATCCGTTCTTCTACAGATACGTAGGAGTTTGCACGGAAGATGAGGCTGAAGAACTCGAAGATTTTAAACATCGAAATTACAGAGAGTTTTTGAAAGAAGAAGATTTAGAGCCTGGCATGGATGTAAAAATTATCAAGGAACCTTTCAAAGGTCTTATGGGCAAAGTGAAAGATGTTTCTGGTAATAAGGTTTCTGTTGAACTAAAGATTTTTGGAACGCATGTTGAAGTTAAGCTTAAGTTGGAAGATTTACGTACGGAACTATGGGCCGCTAGCGAGGTTTTCTAATGACATATGAAACTGAATTTATAAAAACCAACTGTATAATGAGGAAAGGTAGACGAGTTCACAGTTTATATTTAGACTTTATAAGTGCAGAAGATTTAGAGGAAACTTTTATTTGGAACTTTGATATACCAAAAGAAGAATTAAACGCTTATATTAACGATTTATTAAGTTGCTTAAATGAAGAAGAACAAAAACTTATCACTTTACGTTTCTATGAAGACAAAACATTCAGAGATATGGAAGAAGAATTTCCATTTACTTTTCAGGCCGCACACAAGAAATATCAGAAAGCTCTAGAAAAATTGAGGGAGCGCGCTGAATACCTAAAAAACCAACCAAGACTCGAATTTTAAGTTTTAGTTGACACCCGCCTATATATATAGAGATCCCCTTTATTTAACAGTAGAAGTGTAAGTAGAGTCAGGACTGGCTCTACTATTATTTTCTTGGAGGTGGTATGTCCAAAAACAAGGACAAGGTCGTCACTAAAAATGCGCGCTCTAAACTTGGAAAGGAAAAGTATGATGAGATAATAGAAAAAGACTGGAAGAAAGCCAAGATTCCAGCTAACTACGAAAAGCGTAGAGGCCGCGACGGTCGAAAGTTAAATAAGAAATCTTTAGAAAATTTACCCCAATATCGCGATCGAACAAAAAAAGAAAAAGAGATTGCAATGGGACAGCTGCGTTTTAAAGAGAAGAAAAGTAAGGAAGAACCACAAGAAGAAGTATATCAAAAAAACAATAAGCAGCAGGCTTTATTAGATAGAATATTAAATTCACTTCCTTTAGATAGCGTTTTTGAAGACGAAGAGGTGATTGTATTTAAACAGCTTTTAGAGACGTATCTCAAAGATTTCGAAGAGGAAGAACTATCAGCTTTAGATATAGATGACATTATCTCGCTTGCTATGAATAGAGTTCAAGAAGTAAGACTCCTCACATATGGTAAAGAAACCCCCTCCAAATTAATAGACGCATCACAAACCATCGAAAGATTAAGAAAAAATACAGAAAAATTAAAAGACAGCTTAGCTGCGCGTAGAAAAGACCGTGTAAAGAACTTTGGTAGAGATGGTTTATCTGTGGTAGATCTTGTTGTAATGTACGAGAAAAAAAGAAAAGAAGCTTTGGAAGAAAAGACGCGAGCAATGTTACGCGAAGAAGAGCAGTTTTTAGAAGAGCGAACTGATTCTGGAAATAGAGATGATCCTGACGCACAAAACTTAGATGAGATAAGGTAGGAGGTAGTTTAGCTGTGGAGGTTCGACAATCTTTAATACTTGAAGGTATGGACTTAATAGAATATTATAGGAGTGACCCGATCACGGCTGCTTATGATCTTCTTGGTGTCAAGCTTGCGCCTATTCAACGTATTGTTCTACGTGATCTTTGGTTTAAGAACTTCAGTATCTTTGTGGCTGGCCGTGGTTGTGGGAAGACTTTCCTTTTATCAGTTATAGCTGTGCTTAGTTGTATGCTTTATCCGTCCTACCGTGTTGGTTTGATTGGTCCTGTTTTTCGTCAGGCAAAAAACATCTTTGGAGAGGTCGAGAGACTTTACCAGAGATCGTCCATTTTTCGCGACTGTACGGAGAAAAGACCAACTAGAGGTTCAGATACCTGTTACGTAAGATTTAAAGGCACAGAGGCTCCTGGCAGCCATATAGAGGCACTCCCGCTCGGTACAGATGGTAGTAAGATTCGTGGTTCTCGTTTTTTTACTATTTGCGCGGATGAGTTCGCCCAGATTCCTGAAATTATTTTTAACACAGTTATTAAACCAATGGCTGCTACCACACGAGACCCTATGGAGAACGTTGAAAAAATCCGACGACAAGAAGAACTGGTCCGTAGAGGTATTTTAACTGCTGAGGACGTCATTGATGATTCATCGGTTAACAAAATATTGATGGCATCTTCTGGTTTTTATAAGTTCAACCACATGTGGACAAGAATGAAGGCCTACTGGAAGAAGATGGACGAGGGCGACGAAAAGTATTGTGTCCACCAGATTCCTTATTGGGATATGCCAAAAGGCTTTCTTGACATGGACAACATTGAGGAAGCAAAAGCTTCGATGTCTATCGCAGAGTTTCAAACAGAGTACGAAGCCAAAATGGTATCAGATAGCGATGGGTTATTTAAGGCCTCGCTTTTAGAGGCATGTAGTAGATCAGGCCACACAATACAATTAAAAGGTGAGTCTGGCAGACAATATATTCTTGGCGTGGATACTGCTAAGAAGCAAGACTGTTTCGCTGTAGTGGTTGTTGAATTTGGAAGTCCAAATAGAATAGTTCATGTAGTAGAAAAAGAAAAGATGCCTTTTCCAGAGCAAGCGTTATTTATTCATAAATTATGTGATAAGTTTAATGTAGTGCGTATCTTTATGGATAGATTTGGCGGCGGCGAGCCACTAAAAGACATCCTTGCTTTAGGTCTTGAAAATAATGAACCTATACTGGACCTAAACGATAAAGACCATGATCCAAAAACTGGTAATAGGATTCTTGAACTTTGCACACCACAGCCGAATTGGATTCAGGAAGCTAATTTTGGAACAAAGGCCCTACTTGAAAGAAAGAACTATTTATTTCCAGAAGTACCACTTAGTGCGATAAGCGACCATTTTGCTACATCTTATGAAAATGTAAGAAAACTGAAGTCGCAAACACTTAGTATTGTGATGACACAGAACCCAGGTGGAACAACACTTCATTTTGACACACCGACTAAAGGTGGTAGGAAAGATTTATATTCAGCCTTTATACTCGCAGGCTGGGGTATAAATAAGGTAGTTGCCGAAAATGAAGAGGAAGATAAACCTATTTTGTTTCATGGCGGTGTAGTAACACCAAGAAATATGGTACATGAAATTGTCTCGCCCACAACGGGTAGACCGTTTCTGTTACCTAATAAATTTTAGGAGGAAAAGGAAAATGAAAATCACAATTTCAGAAGTATTAAATGGGAAACAAGTTTTGGAGAAGTTGGTAGATAAAGAGGTTAGTATTAAAGTAGCTTACAGATTAAGCCGAATAATCAAAGTGCTCAACGAGGAACTTCAACTCTTTGAGGAACAACGGCAAAAGCTAGTTCAAAAGTATGGTACGCAGCAAGAAGATGCTCCTGAAGGTAGCATCACTGTGTCAGAGGAGAACCTGGAGCCTTTTCAGAAAGATTTGTCAGAGCTTCTTACTGCTGAAATCGATTTAGGTTGCGAACCTATGAACATTGATGAGTTTGGAGATAATGTAGAAATAAAGACCGCTGAACTTATGATGATTGAAAAATTTATAGCAGGCTAATGGAGTGAAATATGGGACGACAGTTATATGAAGACTGTGAATATTGTTTTCTAAATGAATATAGTACA